TTCGACGAAACATTAATTAACAGTTTGAAATTGGCTGTTATGGAGGGTGTAAATCCTACTATGAATATGGGGCAAGTGCGTTGGTATAAAACACCACGTGCAGATAAAAATTATGTTATTGCTCTTGACCCTGCAATGGGCACAGGAGGAGATAATGCAGCTATAGAAGTTTTAGAGCTTCCGACATATGAGCAAGTTGCAGAATGGCAACACAATGTTACAGCAATACCAGGTCAAATAAGAGTAATGCGTGATATTTGCAAATACATTTCTGATACTACAAACAGCGATGGTAGTAATATATATTGGAGTGTTGAAAATAATGGTATAGGTGAAGCGTGTCTGTTAGTGATACAAGATTTTGGCGAGGAAAACATTCCAGGATTGTTTATCAGTGAACCTATACGCAAAGGACACGTAAGAAAATTTAGGAAAGGATTTAACACTACACACGGTAGTAAAACTACAACTTGTGCAAGGCTAAAAACAATGATCGAAAACGATCAACTGGTAATAAAAAGCAAACCACTGATTACAGAACTCAAAGGTTTTATTGCAACAGGTAGTAGCTTTCAAGCAAAGCCAGGCAATAGTGATGATTTAGTAAGTGCTTTAATTTTAGCACTTAGAGTTATTAATGTTATGAAAGATTGGGACGCAAGTGTTTACAATACATTTTCGCAAGTGGATGCAAACGAAGATTACGAAATGCCAATGCCTATCTTTATAAGCAGTAATTAGATAAATAACAATGTATGATGAATTTAGACGTAATAGCAGAACAACTGTTTAATGCAGTAAAGTCACGTTATTCCAATTTAGTTATTGGAGACGAAAAAGGTGATGTGACTAATGTACCAAAAGAAGCAAGATTTTTTGACTTTGATTTTGGTTCAAAAGATAAACCAATTGGTAAAGTAAGTGTAAGTTTAGACGAGCAAAACGGAATTGTTATAATTTATAATGCAGATATGATAGACGAAAACTACGGATTAAATAAAAACGATTGGTTTGGATTTTTAAAAGATATGCGTCAATTCAGTAAAAAAAGATTATTAAAATTTGAAGTTAGAGATGTAACACGTTCAAATTTAGAAAAGAGAGATTACAAATTCTTAGCAACAAATCGCCCTGGAGATAATACAATGTCAGAATCAAAGATGTACGGAACTAATAAAACTAGTTTCCAAAAATTTGGAAGTGCAAAACTTTCTATAAAACACAATGGTACAATTGACGAAGGTGAAAGTAGAAATAAAAAAATTGGTTCTATTTTTATTGAAACTTCAGAAGGTGAAAAATTTAGATATCCTTACAAACATCTAAGCGGTGCTAGAGCATTAGCTACACACGTAAGTGAAGGTGGTCATATGTATGACGACTTTGGAAAATATATCACAGGGCTAAGTGAAGAATTATCAAAGCTAAGAAAATTTAATCAATATATTAATCGCAGTTCTGTTATGGCAGAAACGTTATCAAAATATTCAGGTAGTGTAAAAGAGCGTATGACTTTTATCAAAAAAGAAATAGCTAATTTACAAAAACCAAATTATTATAAAACAGCATTTGAATCGTATGAAGCACCTATGATGGAAGAAGTACCAAATGATGTTGCAGAAAATTGGATTGATCAACTTACTATAAAACAATTTAACGAAGAACTAAAAGATGTATTTCCATACATTTATAATTTAGTAAGCGAATCAACACTAGCAGAAGAAATTACACCTGAAGATTTAATTGGAGAACAAGCCGATACTAATCATACTGTGAAGCCAGGCGAAACTATTGCTTCAATTGCACAGCAATATGCAGACCATTTTCCTAACGGTGTTGACGAAGGCATAGAAGAAATAATTGACGCTAACGGTATTGCTGATCCAAGAAAATTACAAATTGGACAACAATTAGTCATACCAAGAGTTGGAGCACCAGCAAAACAAATTGGTGCAAGTCCTGATAATCCAGGCTCAACACGAGGAATAGATCCAAGAGACAATTATAGTCCTGAAGATTTAAAAAGGCTTGTAAATCAACCTGGTTATAGTGAATCAATTGAAGAACAATTTGAACAAGCACTTGATTCATTATTAGGACAATTTTCAGAAGGCTATATGAGAGGCTATAGTAAATATCATTGTAAAGATTGCGGTTGTCAAATGCATAACTGTAGACCAGATTGCAACTGTAAGCACGATTCGCACGATGAAACAGGATCTTGGTGGAGAGATGCAAATGGTAACGGTGTTCCTGACATAATGGAAAACGAAGGCAATGCATATGCACACGCAGTACGTAAGGCAAAAATGGCCGGTAAGAAAAAAGGCGACAAAGTAGATCATCCAGATCCGGATGAAGATGATATTGTAATCGAAAAAGAAAAAACACCATTAGGCGAATTTATTCTAAGTTACTTTGATAAGGAACAAGGAACATTTCCAAAAGGCCCAACAGCCGTACTTACTATGGTAGAAAAAGAATACGGAGAACAATTTGTAAGGCCAGCAAAAGAGTTCATAGAACGCATCGACGCAAAGGTCGCAGAGGTAATGGGATATAAAGAAGGTGTAAAAACTCCAGGAGACAGCCACTACAACAAAGAACGTGCAATAGAATTGTTAAAGAAAAAAGGCATAATGAATCCTACATATGGAGAATTAATGGCCGCTATTAAAAAAATAGAAATGGGCGAAGGTAAATCAGAAGGTGATGCATACTACATTATGACACACGCTAAGAAATTAGCCGCAGATGATGGACTAGATCCATTTAACTTATCATATGGCACATTAACTGATTATATCAAAAAGGCAAAAAAACTACGTGGTATAGATGAAGAATTTACAAGAATTCAAAAGTTAGCAGGTTTAAGTTAATCTGCTAACTATTTGAAAATATTGTCAAAAAAATAGTTGACAAGATAAATAACATTGTGTAGTATTAATAATATGTGCTACACATTAAAGGCACAGAAGACATAGGCAATTATAAGGAGGCATAACTATGGCATCATTAGCAGAAATTAGAGCAAAGCTCAAAGAACAAGAAGCCGGCGCTGGCGGACAACGAACAGGCGGCGGTGATAACGCAATTTACCCATTTTGGAATATGAAAGAAGGCGAGCAAGCAACGCTACGCTTTTTGCCTGACGGCGATGATTCAAACACGTTCTTTTGGAAAGAACGTTTGATGATTAAACTTCCATTTGCTGGCGTAAAAGGCGAAACTGATTCACGTCCAGTACAAGTACAAGTTCCTTGTATGGAAATGTATGGAGAATCTTGTAACATTTTGCAAGAAGTACGTGGTTGGTTTAAAGATCCAAGTCTAGAAGATATGGGTCGTAAATATTGGAAGAAACGTTCTTATATCTTCCAAGGTTTCGTTGTAGATGATCCATTGAAGGAAGATTCACAACCAGAGAATCCAATTCGTAGATTCATTATTGGTCCACAAATTTTCCAACTAATCAAGGCAGCACTTATGGATCCTGATATGGAAGAATTACCAACAGATTATACTGCTGGTGTTGACTTTCGTTTGTCAAAGGGTACAAAAGGTGGATATGCAGATTACGGCGCAAGTAATTGGGCACGTAGAGAACGTCCATTAGGTGATGCGGAGATGGCAGCAGTGAATAATCACGGTTTGTTTAATCTCAATGATTTCCTTCCTAAAAAGCCAGGAGAAGTCGAAGTAAAAGTTCTTACAGAAATGTTTGAAGCTTCAGTAGATGGCGAAGCATACGATGCAGAGCGTTGGAGTCAATATTTCCGACCAGCAGGTATGCAAGCAAAAACTGGTGATCCAGTGGTTGCAAAACCATCTGCTCCAGCAGCAACAGCAGCAGTAGCAGAAACAACAACTGATACAGGCTGGAAAGAACCTGCTCCGGCAGCAACACCTGAACCAACTCCTGCTCCTGCTCCAGCAGCAGAGGCAGCACCTGCAGAAGAAAACGCAGGCGGCGCACAAGACATTCTAGCAATGATTCGTGCAAGACAAGGTCAATAATAGAAAGGGCTTCGGCCCTTTCCTTTGCTTTTTAGAATAGGAGAAAATATGGCTACTAAGGCATTCGATCCTTCAAAGTTTCGAAACAGTTTAACAAAATCTATTAAAGGTATGAGTTCAGGGTTCAATGATCCTAAAGATTGGATTAGTACAGGTAACTTTGCACTTAACTATCTACTTAGTGGAGACTTTAGAAAAGGTGTTCCACTAGGCAAAGTAAGTGTGTTTGCAGGCGAAAGTGGTGCAGGCAAGTCTTACATTGTGTCTGGCAATATTGTTAAGTCAGCACAAGAACAAGGTATTTTTGTTGTATTGATTGACAGTGAAAATGCACTTGATGAAAAGTGGCTACACGCATTAGGTGTAGAAACAACAGACGACAAAATCCTAAAACTTAATATGGCAATGATTGATGACGTTGCTAAAACTATTTCAACATTTATGGACGACTATCGTGCAATGGACGAAGATGACAGACCTAAAGTGTTGTTTGTAGTTGATAGTTTAGGTATGCTTATGTCACCAACTGAAGTTAATCAGTTTGAAGCAGGTGATATGAAAGGTGATATGGGTCGTAAGGCCAAAGCACTGAAAGCATTGGTTACTAACTGTGTTAATATGTTTGGTTCACACAACGTAGGTATGGTTGTTACTAACCACACATACGCATCGCAAGATATGTTTGATCCAGATGACAAGATCTCAGGCGGTAGTGGCTTTATCTACGCAAGCTCAATGGTTGTTGCTATGAAAAAGCTAAAACTAAAAGAGGATGCAGATGGGAACAAAACCAGCACAGTAAATGGTATTAGAGCCGCGTGTAAAGTTATGAAAACACGTTACGCTAAACCTTTTGAAGGTGTACAAGTAAAAATTCCATATGAAACAGGAATGGATCCGTATTCAGGTATGTTTGATTTGCTAGAAGCAAAAGGCTTACTTGAAAAAGCAGGTAACCGCTACAAGTATATTGATAGCAAAGGCGAAGAAACTCTAGAATATCGCAAGAACTGGACAGGTGACAAACTCGAAATGATCATGGCCGATTTACCGGCAAAAGAGCAACAAATGGTAAATATCGCTAACGCAGACGAAGAAGCTGTGGATCAGAACGAGGAGCCTGTCTTAAATGAATGAAGAATTTGTGGCAGACATATGGATGCTTTTTAAAGAGTATTTTGATAAAAAGCATATAGAACTTGCAGCAGAAAAATATGTTGATACATTAATAGACTATGGTATAGGTGACGATCAATTACAGGAAATGCTAGGCGCTGACAAGCACTTAGATTACGCTATTCAATACTATTTAGAAATGGATCAACAAGATACTGATGACTATGATGAATGGGATGAATAATGGGTTGGTACAGCTCGGTAAGTCGTAATATAAATGAAATACCAGCGGCTATAAAATACTTTGAAGATGAGCTTACAACTGCTAGAGCAGAGTGTAAACTTGTTGGAAATGTTGAAAAACAAGCATCAATGATGCCTGGTATTGTAGAACATCGTTTTAATCAATTGCAAGAAATTGAAGCTATACTTGAATATTTAAATATTGAGCTACGTAGATTGCGTAGCTCATTTTTTAAGAAGTATCTTGAAAACTATCAACGTGCTTTAAGCAGTAGAGATGTTGAAAAATATGTTGACGGCGAAGCTGATGTAGTTGATTATGAAAAAATTATAAACGAATTTGCATTAATACGTAATAAATGGTTAGGAATACTTAAAGCACTTGATCAAAAACAGTGGCAAATTACAAATATTGTAAAACTCAGAGTTGCAGGAATGGAAGACGCAACGTTGTAAATACTGTATGACTTTAACAGTAATACTTCCTGCCGCAGGAAAAGGCACAAGATTAAACTTGCCTTATCCTAAAGAAATATTAAGACTAGATAAACATCAAGCATTAATCGATTATAGTTTTGACTGGTTTAAGGACTATGACAGAAACAGCGTAGATTTTGTTGTAGTAATAAATGAACTGAAAACTGACATAGTTGGATATTTGTCTAAATATAAACACAAATATAATATCGCTTTTGTATACCAAAATCCATTAGAAAGAGAATATACAGGTGCAATAAAAAGTGCCTATCAATGGTTTGGTGAAGATAACGTTGTTTTACTTCCTGACACAATTTTGAAACTACGTGGCACAGAAGATTTATATACACAAGTAAAAGATAAATTAGAAAATAATGAATTTGTGTTCTTTTACAAAAAAGAAAAAGATCCAGCAATGTTATCTACAAAAGGTGCATTGCAAATGGAAAATAATATTGTAAAATTCTATGAAGACAAGCCACAGACTGACTTCACAAAATTTAATGCATATTGGTGTAGCTTTGCATTTAAAGCAAACTCTTTTATGCCAGCGATAGAGTATATGGAAAAAAGCACACTGAAGAAAAAAGTTGATAGTAGTAAAATGATATATACACCATTTTATAACACTGAAGGAATAGAAGTAGAAGATTACATAGACTTAGGTACTTGGGGCGAAATCCGTAGACTGTTATCTGAATACCAGGAAGAATAATGTATTTTTATGTAAGTGACAAAGAACACAATAGATACAGTTTTAGATCAAGAGGTACTTTGTTGCTTGAGAATATGAATAACATAAACAACGGACTAATAACTGATATAGCAGACATACAATCAAATGATAAAAGATTGTTTGTTTTTGGCAAAAAATTTACTAATAATATTTTAGATAATTTAATAGAAAAAAATATAAAATTTATTTGTGATATTTCTGATTACAAATTTTTCAAAAATGAAACCCGTGAATTATACACTCGAGCTTCAAAACATTGTTCTTGTTTTGTTGCAACTTGTAAATATCTTGCAAAACAAGTAGAAATATTATTTGATAAAAAATGTTATGTAATCGAAGATTTAACTGAACGCACCAAGACTAAACCTATAAAAAAAGTATTTGAGAAAAATGATACTGTGCATTTAGTATGTTATGGCGCAAGAAAAAATTTACATAAAATTCCATTTGATAATATAAAAGCAACTTTAGAACTTGTACATCCTAAAATTAAATTAGATGTAATAACAAATAAAAATAAAGACGATCCTGATTGGTGGGAGGATTGGAGTTTTGACAAACAAGAAAATTTAGTAAACAAATGTGATGCTATATTACTTCCTATTTTATACAACGAAAAAATTTCTAAATTTGTAAAAAGTAAAGGAAACAATAGACCTGTTGATGCTATACAACAAGGAAAGTTTGTAATTACTCAAAATTATATTCCTAGTTATGCAGATTTAAAAAATTATATGTGGGTGGGAAATCTTACAAAAGGTTTTGAATATTTTGTTAATAATCCAAATGAAGTTTATCAAAAAGTTTTAGAAGGACAGGCGCATATCACTAAGTACTATGCACCTACTGTAACAGCAGAAAAATGGTTACAATTAGAAAGGACAATTAATGAAAAAAGTACATAACTATTTTTTGCCTGATTCTGATATTCATTTTGAACGTATGATTAACAAACGTATTGCTCAAGGAGGGCCACCTGAATATCAAGATGACGTTAGAGATGAAGCATATAAGTATGTAAATGATTTTGATATTTGTGTTGATGTAGGAGCAAATGTAGGATTATGGACAGTTCCGTTATCCAAAGAATTTAATAAAGTTATTGCATTTGAACCTATGCAACAGGTATATGAATGCTTATTAGAAAATACAAAAGAATTAAACAATGTAATATTGAATAATTTCGCTTTAGGAAGCGAATCTAAAAATTTGAATATGGTTTTTAATCCTGAAAACACTGGTAATAGTTATATAGACGGTACCCCAGGAAATATTAAAGTAAAAAAATTAGACGATAGTTTTATGCCTAAATTCAGTTTAATAAAAATTGATTGTGAACGTTATGAACTAGAAGTATTAAAAGGTGGTGTACAAACATTATTAAAGTATAAACCAATTGTAATTGTTGAACAGCATCCGGATACAGAAGAATGTGCAGGTAATTTTTTAAGAGAATTAGGAGCCAAAGAATTGAGTAATGTAAGGAAAGATTATATATTTGGATGGTAAAATAGTTTTAGTAACAGGTGGATTTGACCCTTTACACAGTGGACATATTGGATATTTTAAGGCGGCTAGAAAACTAGGAGATAAACTGGTAGTTGGTGTTAACAGCGATGAATGGCTTGTTCGTAAAAAAGGAAAGCCTTTTATGTGTTTTGAAGAACGTTGTTCAATCATTCGTGCATTAGAAATGGTAGACGATGTCATTGGTTTTACTGATGATGACGACACAGCTAATCACGCAATCTTTCAAGTACAAAGTACACACAGTGGCAAAGTAATATTTGCTAACGGTGGTGATAGATCTAAAACGAATATTCCTGAAATGAAATTTACAAATGTAGAATTTGCATTTGGTGTAGGAGGCGAAAATAAAGCAAACAGTAGTAGTTGGATACTAGATGAATGGAAGACACAAAAAACAATACGGGATTGGGGCTATTGGAGAGTTTTAGATGATAAAAACACTGTAAAGGTAAAAGAACTTGTGATAAATCCAGGTTGTAGTTTAAGTGATCAAAAACACTACAAAAGAAATGAGCATTGGTATATACTGCAAGGCGCAATGAAAATGGATATTGAACATACTGATATAATTTCAACAAACACAGGCAGAGACGAAACAATAATATTAAAACAACACCAAAAGATAATTATCAAAAGAGAGGATTGGCATAGAGCATACAATCCGTTTGATGAACCGTGTCACATATTAGAAATACAATATGGAACAGAATGTAAGGAAGAAGATATTGAGCGAAGATAACGAAGAAGTAGAACCATTAAAGGTTTATGTAGGCTGGGACAGTAGAGAAGACATAGCTTTCCAAGTTTGCAAACAAAGTATTATTGAAAATGCAAGTGTGCCAGTAAAAGTGATACCTTTGAAACAAGATTCACTACGCAAAAAAGATCTATATTGGAGAGCAGTAGATGCTTTAGCAAGTACAGAATTTACTTTTACACGGTTTTTGGTTCCTAAATGCAATAACTTTGAAGGATGGGCATTATTCATAGATTGCGATTTTGTATTTTTAGACGATGTAAAAAAGATATTTGATCAAGCAGATCCAAAATATTCTATTATGTGTGCTCAACACGATTATACACCTAAAGAAAAAACAAAAATGGACGGAATGACACAACACATTTATCCACGAAAAAACTGGTCTAGTATGATGTTAATCAATTGCGGAAGTTACACAAATTCTGTGCTTACTCCTGAACTTGTAAACGATCCTATGAAAGGAGGAGCATACTTCCATAGATTTAGTTGGGTACCTGATGCAGAGATAGGTGAATTAAGCCACGAATGGAATTGGCTTGTTGGTTGGTACAAAGAACCAAAAGACGGTAAACCAAAAGCATTACACTACACAGAAGGAGGCCCGTGGTTTCTTGAATGCGAAGATTGCGAATATGCAGCGGAATGGTTCAAGTACAAAGCTAACTATTACGAACAACTTGCAATTAGAAATTACAATAAAACTGAATCTTTAATGCTAAAAAGAGATAAAGATCAAGAACGTTTTGAACGTGCAAAAATTGATACCAGTGGCGAAAACATAATTCTTCCTTCCAAAAAAAAAAGTTAGTTAAAGACTTTATTGATTATCTAAAAGATCCGGATCAGAATTATTATAAAAATGGAACTATAGAGGAGCAATTAATGGCATTACGTGAACCAAGAGTAGCAGCTATTTGGCCAGGCCCGATAGTCGACGGAGGAACAGATCCGTATAGAAAAAATTTATTATTTGATGAATACTTAGAAGCATTAATATTAGGTGCTCCGTCTGGTAGATTAGTTGAATGGGATCAAGTGAAAGACGAAAATATTCCTTTGCTAATTAGAGGCTTAGGAAAACACAGTCAATTAGCTATCAAACATTGTATGAAAACAAAACGTGAAATGTATTATGTTGACAGCGGATATATGGGCAATGAAAGAACTAAAAGTAAAGTATATCATAGAATTACTAAGAATAATTTACAAAACCTAGGACCTATAGTAGACCGTCCAAATGATAGACTATCCCGTATTAGTTGGAAGTACAAAAAGTTTCATCCAAATAAAAGAAACATATTAATTTGCCCACCAAGCGAAAAAGTAATGAAATTTTGGGGACAACCATTACCGCAAGAATGGACAAAGAATGTTGTTACTGAATTAAAAAAATATACAGACAGACCAATTACAGTAAGGTTAAAACCAAAGCGTAACGAAAGAATTGGTGATAAAAATATTATCCACGCATTAGAAGATGATGTGCATTGTGTTGTAACATATAACAGTATAGCAGCTACAGAAGCATTACTTAACGGTATACCTGCTATTGCATTAGGTCCAAATGCAGCATCTGTGTTGTGTAATAGTAAATTAGAAGATATAGAAAATCCTAATACTTTTGATAAAGAAACCATTGAAGGATATGCGGCACATTTAAGTTATTGCCAATTTACAAAACCTGAAATGCAAAGTGGAAAAGCGTGGCAGATTTTAAATGAAGGTAGTTAGTTATCTTTCAAGTGTGCCTAAAAACAACACTAATAAACAAAAAGAAGAACTGATAGAAAAATTCTATAAAGGCGTATTGCGTTGCGGAGATTCTTCTATGATTCAAAAAGATTATTTTCCAATAGATTGCGATGCGGCACTTATACAAGGTTGGGTATATGCAGATACTACTCCAAGTCATTTGTCACTTAGAAAAAAAGTTATAGACTACCAAAAAAGTAGAAACAAATATACAATTGTAGCAGATGCAAATCTTTTTTTATATCAAAACAAAACAAATCCACACGGATATCTAAGATATAGTTTAAATGGAGTTTTTCCTAACACAGGCATATATTGTGACGATATCATTGATACAACTAGATGGGATAGAATTAGTACAAATACAGGAATAAGACTAGAAGATATGAAACCAACTGGCGGACATATTTTATTACTTTTACAAAGGCAAGGTGGCTGGAGTATGGGAGGTGAAAGTATCGTTGATTGGGCATTAGGTACAATTAATAAAATTAGAAAAACTGGCTGTGATAGATTAATTAAAATACGCCCTCACCCAGGCTGTAAAAAATCAACAAAAATGTTTTTGCCAAAAGTAAATCCTTTTAGAAAAATGCCAAAAGTAATGCTATGCGATCCTACAAATAGATTGGAAAATGATTTGAACGATTGTTATGCAGTTATAAACAAAAATAGTAGTGGCATTGTAGGGCCTATTATAAAAGGATATAATGCATTTGTAACCGATCCAGAAAATAGCCAATGTGCAGAAGTATCAAATCATAATTTAAAGTCTATAGTTGAACCACGAACCTTTGATAGATTAAAATGGTTACAGCGTATAAGTATGTTTCATTGGAGTTTTCAAGAATTAGAAAACGGACAGTGTTGGAAACATATGCGTAATTACTGCCAATAACTTTCTTTTCGATTTACCATAATATCTTTTGCAAGACTTTTTCCTGTATTTTTTCTATCGCCTTTTAAATGATCAATCCATTTTCCCAAGACAGTGTTAATTAATGGATGCCCTCCACCTCCTGTCTTAGCTTCTTTTAAATACATCTCGGCACTATAATCTAATACATCAGGACGCAACACTTTCATATTTTCTAGCACGTGACCAAACACATAACTATCGTGCCATTCCTCTAATTTAAATATTCCATTTTCTGCATCTTCATACATTCTTTCAAACTCTTGCAAGAAAGTTGTACAGGCTCCGTGGTTTAAGTTCATTCCATAAAACCCACATTCTGGCCACGTTTGTGATCCCTTGCCTCTACCCACGTAAGTCAACCATTTATCGTCTGGAAGTAGTTTTTTAAAATCTTTGTAACTCCATTCACTGTGAACAAATGTATCAGCATCCATCCAAACGCACCAACCATTACTACGTTCACAAGCATCAAATACAGCATAAACTTTATTAGCAAAACGTATGGCGTGCCATTTAAATTCTTTGTGCCAGTCTCTTGGACGTCTAGCTTTGATATCTTCCGGAGGTATACCGTTTGCTTTTGGAACATCTTTCCAGCGTTCTTTAAATGCATTTAATTTATGTAATTCTTTTACAGCATCTAAGATAATAATATTACTTGCATTTACTTTTGGCTTACAGTCTTCTGCATACACAAGCAATTTTATTTTTTGATCAACTTTATCTGCAAAGCTATCTATAAATCTTTGACCATATTTGTCTAATCCTGGCTGATGAAATGTAGTTACCACAGTTATGTCTGTCATTTATAAATCCTTGTAAATAGTACTGGAGTATTTAAGTATGAAATTTAAACTGTGGAAAGAATATGGTGCAATGAATAGTAAGCCTGTGTTTGAGGCATTTGAACACAGTCTTGTACGAGCAGGACACACAATTAATTCAAATGACAGTGTAAATGATGCTGATGTAAATGTTATTTGGAGTGTATTATTCAATGGTAGAATGTCACCAAATAAACATATATGGAACTCTTGTAGGAAAAAGAATAAGCCAGTAATTGTTTTAGAAGTAGGTGGTATCAAAAGAGGAACCACTTGGAAAGTAGGATTAAATGGTATTAATAGGGACGCTGAGTTTGGTAGTAATAATATGGATAGTTCTAGAGCTAGTGAACAGGGGTTATTACTAAAACCTTGGAAGTCAGATGGACAATTTATTTTGATTTGTGGACAGCACGAGAAGAGTTTACAATGGGAAAATATGCCACGTATGAGTAAATGGCTAATGAGTATTATAGATGAAATACAATCTTATACAGATTTGCCTATTATATTTAGATCTCACCCGAGATGTAGATTAGAGTATATTGAAACACAATATAAAAATGTTTATAGAGACGACCCAAGACATATTGACGGAACTTATGATGATTACAATTTAAATTTCAACAAAGCATATGCTGTAGTAAATTGGAGTAGTAATCCTGGGCCACAAGCCGCTATAGCCGGTGTTCCTGTGTTTACAGGTCCAAGTAGTCTCGCTTGGCCAGTTGCTAATAAAAGTCTGTCGCAAATTAATAATCCAATAAAACCTGATCGACAGCAATGGCTTAATGATTATGCTTGGACTGAATTTACAATAGAAGAAATAGCAAGCGGATTACCTTTAAATAGATTGACTAAACACCTTTAATCTGCTATAGTAAATTATGTTAGAAATTAATTATATTGAAGATCTACTAGAAGTAGTTCTTGGAAAATACAATCATAACTTTATACTTAAAACAAGCGATACAAGTTTATTGCACAGTTTTGATAGGCAACTTAATAAAGGCGTTGCACTAACTGATAGACAGCATAACTTATTGCGTCTAAAGTTAGAAATATATGAATCGCAGTTTAAAAAACAAAATATTCCTAATTGGAGTTATGCTTTAAATGAAACAAGATCTCCACTGAGAGAAATTGATAGAAGCAAGACTATAACTATTATAGATAGACAAGATATTGTTGCAAATAATAGATCGCATCACAAGTTAAAAGAAGGCAAATATATTAAAGTAAGGTTTCCTTTTAACAAAAAATTTATTTCTAAGTTAGAAAAAGTTATAAGAGGACATAAACAGAATGAATATTTTCACGAAAAAAATTCACACGAGCATCACTTCTTTTTGACAGCATTAAATTGTTATAAAGTGGTCACACAATTTCCAGACTGGCAAACAGATGCTATTATTACAGAAACGTCAAAAAAAGTAAAAGAAATAATTGATAAAAAAGACGATTATATTCCTATATACAAAGATGAAGAATTTATTAACATTGATAAAACTATTGTTGATCAAATTAATACAACGGATAAAAAACTTATTGCAGACAAGTCTATTAGATATGGATTTTATATAGATGAAGCAGAACCAAAAAATTTACTAGAACAGATTTGTTTTAGAAATTCTCCAACAGTTTTGGCAGATATTAAAAAACATTCAATATACGAAGTTATAGAAATTTTAGACTATTTAAAAAGATATCCTATGCTTGTATGTTTAGACAAGGAACAGTCATTTGAACAATTAGAAGACATACATAGAGCGTTTAATAAATATATCGATAATAAAGAACAAAGTGTATTGTTTCGTGTTGAGAGTAGTGACAAAACAAATGCTCCTTTGAACAATTATGTAAAAGATAATAATCTTAATAATTGGGTAGACGAAAATACTAAAGTAGTATACATTAAAAAAGACAAACTGCCTAAAGTTTTGCTAAAAAGCGAATTCAAACCACAAACAGCAGTAAGCAAGTCTAGTTTACGATCTAATAGATTAGTAACAAATTATGTAAATTTTAACTGCGATTTGATTGTATATAATGACACAGATTTAAGTAGCTTTAGATATCAGTACAGAGAGGACTTCAATAGTTGGCAACTTGCAAACTTATAATCGAAGACGAAGTAAACATCAAACTAGAAGGATTAGATGTAGACGTCAGGCGTAAACTTTCAAATGCTCTTAAGTTTGAAGTTCCTTATGCACGGTATATGCCACAATATAAGTTAGGACGTTGGGATGGAAAAGTTGCTTTCTTTGGTATTGGTGGAAGCGGTTATGTAAATCACCTGGATACTGTTACAGAAGTACTTGCAAAAAACAACGTTCAAATAGTTGACATTGAGGATAGAAGACATCCTATTGATTTAAACTTTGCACCAGTAACGGAACGCTATTGGGCAGACCAAGGTGTGCATTGGCCTAAAGGACATCCTGCAGAAGGAGAAGAAATTATTCTGCGTGACTATCAAGTAGAAGCAATCAACAACTTTGCAAACAATCCACAGAGCTTGCAACAGATTGCAACAGGCGCAGGTAAAACTATAACAACAGCAACACTTAGTCATATGAGTGAAAAATATGGACGCAGTTTAGTTATTGTGCCAAATAAATCACTTGTTACACAAACTGAAGAAGATTACATAAACTGCGGACTTGATGTTGGCGTTTATTTTGGAGATAGAAAAGAGTTGGGTAAGACTCACACCATCTGCACTTGGCAGTCATTGAATATACTGGACAAGAAGCACAAGGACGGAGAAGCAATACTATCACTGGCGGAGTTCTTAGATGGTGTGAGCACCGTTATTGTTGATGAGGTTCATCAAGCAAAAGCGGAAGTTTTAAAAAACTTATTAACACGTAACTTAAAAAATGCACCAATACGTTGGGGATTAACAGGAACTATTCCAAAAGAGAAGTTTGAGTTTGAAAGTATACACGCAAG